TGATAAGTGGCCGGACCAGATTGAGCACGCAGACGATCTGGGCAACGTCTTCCTGGAGGGCGACTTCTTCCCTCCAAGTTCGGTGGAGGAGGAGGGGTCAGGTCCCCAGGAGGAGATCCCCCCCCTCCCCCCAGCTCTCCTCAATGACTCGTCCTCCCCCCGCTCTGAAGACAGGCCACAACCATCTCCCCCTCCCGACGAGTTTGGTGAGTGGATAGAAGTGCAGGGTGGTTGGGAGACCCCCCCTCGACCCCCGTTGCGATCAGAAGTGAGCTACGGGGATGGCGCAAGGGTGGTCCGCAGAAACCGCGGCGGCCTCCTTGATCCTGTCATCCCGCTCCCTCCACATATCCAACGAACCAACCCTGGCGGGGAACCGCCGCGTGCGCCGCCATTGTTAACTAGGATGGGCGGAGAAGGTTGGGCACTGACCAGAGCGTTCTGCAACTGGCTGGTCAGGCAGGGTTGGCGGTTGCCGTTAGCACTCACAATTTCAGGATCGGTGTTCGGTTCAGTGCGAATGGCAATAGTCGCGCGCGCCGTGCTCGGGGCTGTCGTTGGCTGGGCGCTGGCGGGGCAGATGGGGAACAGCACGCGCGCTAAGGCGGCGGAGTCACAAGAGGGCGTCGCTCTGAGTGAGCAGGAGACCTCCCGCCTAACCTCGATGCTCACCAATCTGCACAACCGCACCCACCATGCTAGCAAGCAGGCCTGCCTACCGGATATTATGCGAGTTTGCGCGAATTTCGCCAATAGCACCGACAACCTCAACGCGATCGGGATCTATCCAAGGGCTTTGGAGATCTGGGATCGTATTGATGTGGCAACCACGGAGGAGACACCACTCTGGCAGAAAGTGGTGGGCGCGGTAGGAGGGGCGCTAGCGGGCTGCTTGACGCCGACCCTAGTGCGGGTGGCATGGCCGCTATTGGCGCGCGCGCGGGCGCTGGTTGGGAGTGTGGTAGGGCCTAGGGGTTTGCCAGGCCCTGAGGGAGTCACACATATTGATGTCCTCCTCGGCAGGTCAGAGAAGATCGGCGCCCACCTCAAGAGACTGCCAGAATGGGAGCGGGCCCGGTGGAGCGATGTCGCGGAAGAAATAGTTCCCCTCGCGTCATTGGTGGTAGTGCCGTTCATATGCACCGTGATGTCAAGCTGGGAAGAGGTTATCAAGAGCGCGGTGGCCACTGCTCTAGCTAAGGCAGGAGTAGGTAACTCGGGCCTCGTTGCGGGTTTCCTGTTTGGGTTGGGGGAGTACGTCACGTCGGTGGCGAGTGCGCCTTCATGGGACATGGCGGTTATGCGTGCGCTCCCATTCGCTATGCACACAGCTATCGGGCCCCTCCCTTTCAAAACACGCTGGTTCCTCCACACTGCGTGGAACAGCGTGTGCTCGCTCTATGTCCTCTACCAATGGCACCGCGCGATTATGGTTATGCATTCTATGATCGGTTTCTCACTCCTCCCCATATGCGTTCGGAACATGCCCAAAGCTCCGCTCCGCCCCACAGCGCGCCTTAGGATGCGGAAGAACGCGCTTGCGAGTGATTGTAAAGCGGGTTCCGGTTTCTATTTGTGTGGGCCCTATATCACCACACACATGCCGTTCTGCTATCGATCGTGCGAACACAACATCTACGGAGCGCTCACGAGTAGGATGGCAGGAGTCCCAAAAGCGCTTAGGGAGGTTGAGGATTACGCGCAGGCGGAGATCGCGATTGACAGGAACATTGAACGAGAGTTGGGGGTGGGATGCGCGATGCTTAGGGCCGCAATAACGAGCCGACGCCCACTCACTCTGATCTCAGAAGAGGAGTGGACGCAACGCTTCCCACTGGGCAAAGCGGGAGCTCTTAGAGACGCGTGGGAGCTTCGTCATCATGAGCCTGACATACGCTATGAGACCTTCGTCAAGAAAGAAAAGAGTGTCGTGTCTACGGAGGAGCTTGCGTGGTTGCAGGATAACGATGGGGTCGTCTATCCCCACTGTAAGATGAAACTCGACCCCAGAGGTATTTCCGTCCCAAGCGAGGAAGTTCGAGTCATCACAGGGCCCTGGTGCCACGCTCTGAACAAGGAGTTGCATGAAGCGCTCGGGGGCGACGTTCGCTATGTGCCGGGCGATACACCGCGACTATTATCAACGTGGCTCATGAATGCGATCGAGC